TCGAACCTACGACTTTGTGGTTAACAGCCACACACTCTAAACCAACTGAGTTACAAGAGAATGTCCGGCCTACCCGATTCGAACGGGTGACCCGCTGATAACAATTTTTACATTGCAAATTTAGTATCGAATACTACAGTCAGCTGCTCTTCCATCTGAGCTAAGGCCGGGAAGCTTCTACCTGGACTCGAACCAGGGTTATTGGATTCAAAGTCCAAGGTGATGACCACTACACTATAGAAGCTTTAATAGTATTAGTAATTTCATCTTTAAGTTCATTATTATATTTCATACACGTGAGAGTTATAGCGAATAAACCAGCTGAACTATTGGCAACAATCATGGGAACGACGTCATAATGAATGGAATAAACCAATCCCATTATACTCGCAATAATATTTAGTGTCAAAAAGTAATAGTTAATAGCGTGAGTCTCCTTTGTCTTATGTACATGTACTACCTGTGGAACAAACATGATAGCTATCAGCACAGAGCTTAGCAGTCCGATAACATCTATGGAGTTCATCTTACATCTTATAAAAATGTTATGTTTAAGTAGGATGTATTACGCAGTCAATCTTTTGCTGGTAGTATTCATAATAATTTTATGGCAGCGAAGACAGGAAGAGATAAGTTATAAGTGTTTCCTTTTAACTCTCAAGGACGATAAAGAACGACACAACGTTTTCATTGAAAACCATGACAAAACGATTCCATTAGAAGTTATTTATGGTAAAGATACGAGACACCCAAGGGATGCTATGAGATATAAAAACATAATAGAGCCAGAATATTACAAAAAGGCGATGAAATTATACTATAACCCGGATATGATAAGACCGGACATCACATACTTCAATTTGGGAGCAATTGGTTGTTATGTGGGTCATTTAGAATTCCATAAGAGATGTCACGAACAGGGACTGAAATATGCGGTCATCTTCGAAGATAACGTGGTCGTCAAAACTAAACAATTGTACGAAGAAATTCAAAATGTCATAGAACGAAAGGGTGATAATTTTGAAATGTGCTTTTTCCACTGTCTCTCGAGATTTCCCGAGAAAATTGAACAAGGTGACTTAGAAAAGGTTCGTTGGATTTCTAGCACTAAATGTTATCTTGTCCATGTACCTAATATGCAAAAATATGTGGATTATTTCTTACCAATGGATAATCACATAGATATGAAGCATGAAGATCTTATAGCAAAGGGAGCTCGTGTTTACTATAAGGACCTGAGACACTGTATGATCATAGATAGAACTCATAAAAGTACTATAGGTCATAGCGATCATGGGAATAAAAAATTCTTCTCGAAACAATATCCCAAAATAACAACCCACGTGTTAAGACGAGGATATTAATTTAGAGAATGTACGGCTTCTTCTTGCGCTCTTCCTCGGTACGCAATAATTGCGTAACTGCGAGGAACGCGATGGCAACGAAAATAGCATTTTCCTTGTCGCGAGTAGTGGCAAAAGCCATGAGCAAGAACGTGACAAACTTACCGACCTTATTGTTAAGAACCTTGTCAATGATAGCCGGTTTATCGGTAATGCCTCGCAAACCAAACATGGTATGCATCAACATAATCATACCGAAGATAAACGGACCATTGATAAACTTATCAAGCGCCGGGAAGTAGTTGAAGCCGTCTCCATGGAGGGCAAGTCCGGTAAGTGCCGAAACTAACATCATCACTAGGACAATTTGGTTGCTGAAGATGGACATTGTTTTATACTGTATATAATTATTATTTTTTTCAAATATGCTGATGACGGGGATCGAACCCGCGAATCTCCTGCTTACAAGGCAGGCGCCTTACCACTTAGCTACATCAGCTTTTATCATATTGATAAATATAGTATACTCTTTAATACACTACTGGGGAATACTCTTCTAGTGGAGTGAAGCTTCCGGCATCCCTGATGAAATTCTTGTTTTTTAGGGAATGGAAAAATGTCTCTTCACCCATCCGAGCGCACAATAACGAATCATATAAACTCGGCTTTGTAGCTCCTATCAAGTTACCGGGTTTAATGAATTTACATTCGGTTTCATATTTTTCATGGAGAATTTTGCATACATTTTCATAATTACTCCCTCGGGAAGCAATGATCACGGCAGATCTACAATTAGATATGTATTTTTTATAAATACAATCTGCGATGAGTGGGTCTCCGATTAAACCGGGAGAGAGAACTTTGTCTATTTTTTGTTTATTTCTATAGTATGTATGTTTGGCTAAATTGTCCGTGTCGTCTTCTGGTGTCTCAAGTACAACGATGGATTTTGATGTAATAGATTCCATATACGCCAAATTAACAAATTCTTTTAAGACATTAATAGTTGATTGAAAACCAAACGATTCCAGACCTCTAATATCATTATTAAATCCCTTTGCTAAACATATCACGTTTGTAGATACCCGATCGTCTAGTGCGATTTGTCTTGCGCGACTAATCGTAATTGCGCCACCTATGCAATACAATTTATCCAATTTAGAAATTTCATGAATAGCACTATTCATATTGAGATCCTCTCTGGACATGTGTAGTATAGAACCGGCATCATCGCTTAACATATCTGGAGATAATTCCATTTTCATGCCATAATTTAAACCGGCAAACCCTTCTTTGTATCCATACACTCTATTCCCGAATTTTAGCTCTCGCATGGCTAGACTCTTTATTGCAGTATTAACACCCGCGCAGGTATGACCGGCTGTTAATATTCCAACTTTATGGGATAGAGTGTTGACCATGTGTACCTAGCCTATTCTATTCTAAACGGGAGAACTATCTTTAGATGTATTTATTTTGGGAGAATTGGATAGCTCTTCGTCTAAACTACCACTTCCCGAGCGCATGAGAGATTTTCTTGATGAAATTTTTCCTATAGTAGCCCCCAACCATTTTGATACAGATTTTTTAATTTTACCACCTTCACTTCGCGAACAATCTTCCCCTACACTCACCAATACGTTCAACCCATTACATACATCTGGTTTGTTTTCTTTTGTGGGAAATTCAATATTAAAAGCCACTATAGATACATTCGGTAAATCTGGACTATCGTCTAATAGGCGATCATACTCGTATCTACATTTTTGAAAGAACTCTCCGACATTTTGTCTATGTTCCCGTTGAAGCGAAAGCTCCATTTCAACATTTCTATAAAATTTAGAATATTGGACGCAAGCTAGTGAATGGCGCCCGGCAAGAGTATTACTCCCGGAAAATTTCAATATAGATGTCAGAATACCCGCTATCACATTCAAAAACGCAAATAGATATTGCGCTATCATGATATTCGTTTTACTAGACGAAGATAAGTCATCAGAACCACTGGGATTAAGAACCGCAAAACCCCCTACGCCTGTGATGGAAGAAATAATTATTGATGGATATGAGAGGCGGTTATTTTGTCTATTAAAATGAACTCGGGCGTGGTTATGCAACCATCGATACCCAGCTGCCTTTTCCGCCCAATTCAATAAAAGTTGTTCTTGCTTATCGCACCATTTCATTTCTGATTCATCTCTTCCTGATGATGTACTACCTTTAGAATCCACATGTTTCAGGTGATTTTGATCCATGGTTAATTTTAACGCAGATATTTTTCCAATTCTGGTTTCATTTCACTGATCCACCATTTTTTCTTTTTAGGATCCCATCTACACCCATGCTTTTTCGCATGTTCTTTGTCCGAAAATGGAACATTCAAATACGTTCTACTCATCATTGTTTCTAACTTATTCCCAAGAAATATGGGTTCTTTCGGTTTATCATAAGGACAATGAGTCAATCCAATAGCCATGTTAGCGAGTCTATCGGCATTTTCGTTGCCCAGGGAATGAACGTCATCTTTACCGGTATGAGCCTTAATATGCTTGAAAAATATTCTATGCTCTGCGAACGGCGAGTTACGTCTGTATAATTCATACCCCCTTTTAACCATATCCTTATTGGGAATATCCGCCGACCATCCCTTCGCCGCACATTTCTCACCGTATGTTGTTACACATCTAATAGCGTAAATAGAATCAGATACAATCGTAACTACTTTTCCATTTTCTACGTCATCCTTTATGATTGTATATGCCTCTATAATAGCTCCCAATTCCGCCGTATTGTTTGATTGTTTCCCCACGACCCGCTTTGATACGTTCCGTGGATCGTCATCACCAAAATAAATGCCCATACCGGCCATCGCATTTTCTTGTCCATTATTAACGCACGCACCATCCGTGTATACATAGTAATCACTAGTCATCTTTCATTTCAATGCCCGAAACCTTTAATTCTTTTAACTTTTCGTACAAAATTGTATAACAATCCTTATCCGGTGCCTCGGATGAATCCACGCGCACTAATTTATGAGAAAATGGCTTTGTGCCGGATTCTCGCGCGGACTTATTAGGCCAATACTGAAAAATCCCCTCTGTGCGATAAATAATGCCATTCGTGGGATCGTTTATCTTTTGTTGATGAACTTCGGTGTCCGCCAAAGACATGTAATAACTGGTAAGTTCGAAACCGTTCTCGGTCGTGATGGGGTCTGGTGGTGTAGCAATAACACCCATTTTATAATAAAATAACATAAAAAGTTTAAGCCCCTTCTGGATAATGGAACGTCTGGCTATATGTTCAAAACTTTTTTATGATAGGGATGTCATAGAAAAGCATAAAAAAATACTAGAACTGGAAAAACAAGTGGAGAATCTCAAGAATGAATTAAAAGAACCAAAAAGCTTCTTCTACTCACGAGATCAATGGGATTTCTTCAAACAGGTAATGTATGATGATATCAAAGAAACCGTAGAGAGGTGTATATTAGATGACAATGAATATGATCACATGGAATGGCTGGGACTTACTCCCACACAAGAGATGCGAATTGGAGGATGTATAGAAAAACATTTAATAAAACTCACCGAGCAAAGAATGTGGCCGGATAGAATTGCGCATGATGTTATCATGTATAGCCTAAAAGCTATGTTTGAGAGCTTAAATAGCGCAAATCAGTGGATGTATATGTATCACACGATGTCTAGGCCAGAACTGGCCGATATGATATATAAACACATTGCGTGGCTTCTCGATGACGAAACACACAGTCCATGTATATTAGAAAAAATACCCATATTTGAATGTAAGCAGTGTCACGAAGAAACGGATTTTGTCAACGAAAAGGATATATGCGTTGTCTGCGAATACGAAAACGGAATTTAGTTTATTTTTAAAAATTGTATGCGAATCAGTTTTTAAAAATTTTTTATTTTTTTTTATTTTTTTTATTTTTTAAACGAGAGCGATATATTTAAGCTATAATAAGCCTAGTTGGAGAACGCGAGTCCACCCATACCGGATTGGATGCGGAGGACGTTGTAGTTGGTCGCGAACATGTGGAGGGTCGTCAAGCCCGAAGCCTTCGTCTTAACGGCAACTTGGGCATTATCGATCCTCGAAAAATTGCATGTCCCTGTCGGTTGATGTTCCTCCGGTTTGAGAGCGAAGGAATACGAGTAGACACCCGGGTACGGAGAACCGGAGTGGTGCTGGAACGGTTGCACTTGGTTGAAGTACTTACCTTGTTGCTCCTTGAAGCGATCTTGGCCGTTGAGGACCAACTTGAAGGTATCCAAAGAACCGACCGACAACGCGGCGGCGTGGGCACCTTCTTCGGTCCATTGGGCAGAAGAGCCACCCGGCGTAGAGCCATCATACAACGGGGCACCGATGGTTTCCGTCGCAACGCAGGCGTTCGCCG